GCGTTCAACCTTGCAGACTCAATCGATAAGGTTGCGATGACTACACTTATCGGTGGAACAAACTTAATCTACGGCGGTTCAACTGCTACATCAACAGCAACAATCACTGCTGCTGCAACACTAGACTCAGCAGACATCCGTAAGGCTGTTGCTAAGTTGCGTGCCAATAAGGCTGCATACCGTAAGGGTTCACTATACTGGACAGGTATCCACCCAGAAGTTTCACACGACCTTCGTGCAGAGACAGGCGCATCAGGATGGCGCGACCCACACAATTACTCCACACCAGAGAACATCTATGATGGAGAAATTGGACAATACGAAGGCGCATTCTTCGTAGAGTCACCACGCTTGTACTCAACAAAGTCAGGTGCAGACCAGACAGCACTAGCAACAACAGCAGTAACAGTTGCAGGAACATCAGCAGGATTTACATTCGGCGTTGCTTCATCATCTGTTATCGCATCACGTGCTGAGGTTGGCGACAAGATTTCAGGAACTGGCGTAGGAGCATCTGCAAAGATTACTGCTATCGCAACATCAGGTTCAACAACAACAATCACTGTTGACGTTGCTAACTCTGCTGCAGTTACAGTATCTACAGTCATCACAGTTACACCAGTAACTCGCGTATTCTCAACAATCGTATGTGGAAAGCAAGCAATGGCTCAGGCTGTTGCAGAAGAACCACACGTTGTTATCGGACCAGTCGTTGACAAGTTGATGCGTTTCCGCCCAATGGGTTGGTACGGCGTACTCGGCTTTGCACGCTACCGTGAAGAAGCACTGTATCGTATTGAAACAGGCTCATCAATCGCTGCTCTCTAGTAGTTAATTGACGGGTGGGCAGAGGGAAACCTCTGCTCATCAGTAAGTTCACTAAGGAGGACTAATGGCTACTTGGCTATTCAGAACACCAACAGTACAAGAAGGTCCTATTGGTGATGCACGCCTATTTTACTTCTATAAATTAGATGTAGGTGTGTCAATCGTAAAGCAAAACGGAGTCTACTCCCAAGAACGATACATCCTTGATTCGGATATCCCAACATTCGAGCAGGTTTATCGTGGTGGCAGAAACTACAACGTTGACGATGCAACAAAGGCAGCATTAATTGCTGGTGGAGTTGGCGTTACAGAGGCAAACTTTACAGAGGTATAGGGACAAATGGGATTACATCAAAGACAGACACATCCAGAGTATGTAGAAGGTTGCTTTGGTTGCAAGATACAACTTCTTGAATTATCTACTGGCGACGCCAAGCGAGATATATCTGATAAGAAGTGGGTCGGAGAATTGAATGCCTACAAAGAAGCAAGAGCACAAGGTATTCAACCAGCAGGAACAACGCACAAACATATCCAACAGGCATACACAGCCAGTGAGGTTCTCAATAAACCTTACAACGCTGACACTATGCCAACTGCAAAAAACATAACCAAACAAACCGTCGAAGTAATGAAAGAAGTGGGTGCAATATAATGATGAAAAACAAAGCATACAAGATGGCTGAAAAAATGGAATCTAAAAAAGAAAAAATGATGGAAATGAAGATGGGCAAGAAGGCTATGAAGAAGACAGCCAAGAAGGTTGCTAAGAAGATTGCGAAGAAGAAATAATGCCAAAAGTCGGAGCGAAAGAATTCGCGTATACAGCAAAAGGTATGGCAATGGCAAAGGCTGAAGCCAAGAAGACTGGCAAGCCAATGAAGAAGGCTGTCAAGAAGAAGGCAAAGAAGAAGTAAATGCCTAAGCCTATTAAATCATCTAATTCTAAAGTTAAGGCTTCGACTGCCGATGCAGCACGCAGGCAGGCAACTGACCGTGCACAAATGCTACGCGGTGAGACCGCTGAAGACAAGGCTTACCGCCTACTTATGGAAAAGTATAACTACGACGTTACAAAGATTCCAGGCTTTAAGGGCGGCGCAGGCACACGATGAAAAACAAAGTTGAGAAAGTAATGGGAGAGTTTAAGCGGGGAACACTTCACTCTGGTAAAGGTGGGAAAGTTGTTAAATCTCGTAAGCAGGCTGTGGCTATTGCTCTCTCTGAAGCAGGCAAGTCGAAAGCGAAAAAGACAGTTAAGAAGGCGAAGAAAAAATAATGGACCCAAGACTAAAGCGAGCAGGAGTATCAGGTTTTAACAAGCCTAAGCGTACACCGAATCATCCTAAGAAGTCACACGTTGTTGTGGCTAAAGAGGGAGATAAGGTCAAAACTATTCGCTTTGGTCAACAGGGCGTTACTGGCGATAAGAAGCCGACTGCACGTCAAGCATCATTTAAGGCTAGACACGCAAAGAATATTGCTAAAGGAAAGATGTCAGCAGCCTACTGGGCAGACAAGGTGAAGTGGTGAAAAAGAAAGCATTTTGGGACAAGAAGAATCCTAACAAGAAATCAACACCTTTGACTGCAGCACAAAAGGCTAAAGCAAAGGCAAGAGCAAAAGCAGCAGGACGACCTTACCCAAACTTAGTAGACAATGCAGCAGTGAAAAGAAAGGCTAACTAATGGCTAGTGTTCCAGGTTTATCATTTTGTGCTGAACTCAATCGTTTGGCAAATGGTGGAGATTATCCACTAATGACTGCGTTCAAAGAGTCACAAGGCGCAGCCAATGCTTGGGCTGGGACAACAGGCAAGGGCTTAATTGCTGCTCTGAACTACAAGGCTGATGCTGGTCGTCAACCTAATAACTTTAAAAACCTTAATGCTATCTGTAACGAGTTAGCATCTACTACTGGACTATCTGCTCTTGCAGCATTAAGGACTATCTAATGCCAACACTATCAAGTATGATTGATGAAGTACTTATTAACCTTGCAGGTTATACATATCAGCAGGATAGAGCAACCTACATTACTCAAGATGTTGCCGCTACGGCATCTACCATTGCTAGCCCAATCACTTTGCAGTTAGCATCTACCGATAATATTGGTAAGGGCGCTATGGAGATTGATGAAGAACTGTTTTGGTTAGACTCATTTGACCGCGTATCTAACACAGCCACCGTTCCTCCTTATGGTCGTGGCTACTTAGGAACAGATATTGCTGCACACACTGCTGGAACTAAGGTTACTATCACACCTACCTTCCCACGCTATGTAATTAAAAAAGCAATCAACGATACTATTGCAGCCTTTGGCGCTACTATCTTTGCAGTTAAGACAACATCATTTGTTTTCAATGCAGCACAGACTACATACGCATTTAACAACTTAAACATCCACAACATTATGACAATTATGTGGCAAGACATTGGACCCTCAGAAGAGTGGTTCCCAATCCGTCGTTGGTCTTGGGATTCATTGGCTTCAACTGTGGCATTTGGTGCTGGAGCACAGACCGTAACAATTGGTGACTTTGTTCAACCAGGTCGTACAGTCAAGGGTGTCTATGCAACTGACCCTGAACCATTTACTAGTAACTCACAAGACTTTGCAACTCAGACAGGATTACCTAACTCAGCACGCGATGTTGCAATCCTGGGCGCTTCATATCGCCTACTCACATATTTGGACCCTGCTCGTGCTGCACAAGTTAGCCCACAGGCTGACGAGACAGACAGTAAGCGTCCATATGGTGCATCACAGAGTGCAACGAAGCAACTCTACGCACTTTACATACAACGTTTAAATGAAGAAACAGCAAGACAGCAAGCCCAGTATCCAATCCGCGTTCACTACAGCCGATAGGTAAATAAATGACAACAAGAAAATATTCCTCACGCTCCCAGCAAACTACGCTAGCAGCCAACCTTACAGATGCAGCAACAAGTTGTACTGTAGTTTCTGGCTCAGCGTTACTTGGTGGAGCAACCGTCCCCGCTGGTACAACATTTACTGTTGTCATCGACCCAGATACAGCCCTTGAAGAAATTGTAGATGTCACGGTTGTTAGTACTAACGTATTAACAATTACCCGTGGGGTTGAAAATAACGGTACTGGACAGGCTCACTCCGCTGGTGCTGCTGTTCGCCATATGGCAATTGGTCGTGACTTCCGCGAAGCCAACCTTCATATTGAAGCAACTGGTGGATATAACGATGGTACTGGTGCTCACACAATGCACGGTATCGCATCAGGTGAAGGCGACGTTGTAGGTACACTCAAGACTCAGACTCTTACTAATAAAACTTTAACAGCACCTACTATTACTAACCCAAGCATCTCTGGTGCTGGTGTAGATGCAAGCATTGTCTTTGAAGGCGCAACTGCTGATGCATTTGAGACTACGCTTACAGTAGTAGACCCAACTCAAGATAATACAATTACCC